TCTTTGCGGCCTTGTTCAAATACGCCGCCTTATGCATCTTATGGGCTTCCTCAATGGACTGCTTCGCCATCTTGCAAGCCTTGCGGCTCTTCTTCACATTGTCACTTGCCATTGCCATCCGTTGGGCTCTTGTCGGCTGCGCCGCCTTTGCGAGCATATTACGCAGCACGTCTTCAAGTCCATCACCCGTCTTAGTCAAGGCCGTAGTGTCATTTACCTTATCCATGTCAAAGTTCTCCCCCAATAGGGTGGTTAAGAATTGGTCATCGGCGTCACTTAGGTCTTCCGCTTCGCTACCTTCATGTTCAGCCTTAGTTGCCATAACCTTCGCTAGTTGCGAAGCTATCGAACCCAGCTCCTTCGCAAGAGCCTTATCTTTCATATCTCCACCCTCACGCTGCGCTTCCATTATCAGGCTGCGCTGTGCGGAGCGAATAGAGTCGAAGCAATAGGCGAGATTGCCAACTGCACCCATGCCTTTGTTTAGCTCTTCCTGCCCAGCCTCCGACGGCACCTTTGCCTTTTTCAAACTGAGGAAGCTATCGCCAGATATGCCAAGGGCAAGTGCAAGTTGTTGCTTTGCAAGTTTCTTCGCCTTCTTACCACTCTTAACGGGGAGTACAACTGGTTTCTTATTGTCAATCTCGTTCTTCTCTAGGGCGCATTTCTCGCAATTGGCAACACCATGCTTCTCGCACTTTTCATCAGTCTTCCTTGTTACGTTCTCATCGTCCCTTTGGTCTTTGGGACTAATAACATCGGCCTTCTTCGCCGCCTTCGGCGCTGGGAGACTAAATCCGTCATGTGCTGCCGGAGGCCCTGCTTTGGCGAGAGACGATACGATCTTCGCCATCTTGGCCAATGCCTTACCCTCGGGTGAAACCTTCTCACGTATCTTAACGAGATAACCGGGTTCATCATCACGGTCTTTGGCGGACTTTGCCAAGGAGAACTTAGCGTCAGGATTTGCGGGACGATCAACGACAGATATTTCCGTCAACTCAATGGCCGTTATAGTATCCCCTTCTTTAGCAAGTTTCCGTCCACCGATACTGAAGCCCTTATAAACGCCTTCGAGGCACTTCTTCCACGCACTATCATCGACGATCTTTGCCGTTAGAAACAGCCCCTTGGTATCAACATTAGCTTCCTCGGCAGTACCTACGGCAGATAACTTGTGCATCTCCCGAATGTTGCCCCATGCCATATAATCCGGTAGGGCCGTTTTGATTGCACCGAGTGTAACGATCTCTCCGTCCGAGTCTTTCTTCGGCGTTGAAGCATAGCCACTTACCGTTCTCTTCTCTTGATCCAATTTGGCAATTGGCAAGAAGAATTGGAAGTCATTCATCACATTGGCCTTTCCAAATCCATCGGCTTTCTCCACCGTAGCCCAGGCCTCGGCAAAAGCAATGCTTTCGCTCTGATGGCGGGCGAAGGAGGAGTTCCATACGTGCATCCATTGGCGAAGCTTCTTACCCTTTAGCTTGCTTCTGACATTCGCCGGAAGCTCTTTTGTTGAACCGTAGGGCACTTATCAGAACCTGCCGCTAAACAACAGGAATATAATTATGATAAGAACGACAAGGCCGAGACCACCAAAGCCACCACCACCATAATATCCGCCCCGGTAGCCATAATAGCCTCCTCCGAGGCCGCCAAATAACAAAACTATGATGATGATTAGTAGCAACGGGCTCATCGAATGCCTGGCCCCTGGACGGCAAAGCCGAACACGGCCCACCCGAGGATGAACAATAAGACGAAGAGCCAAACACCATTGAACCTAGGCCAGTGGGGATTATCGGCATATGGTCCCCAATAACCTACCCCATAGAACACTATTGCAAGCAGCATGATTAGCCAATAGATAAATCCGATAGGCATATTATGTCCCCTCATCTCACACGACGGGCGCAGATATAACCTTTCGTCAAGAGTGTGCCGCCACTGGACCAAATAGCGTTTGCTACTACATAGAGCGTAAGAGCGGTGCTAGTATTCACCCGGCATTGGCCCGTCATCAGCACTTGCCGAGCACCAGCAGTCAACCCCGTTAGGTTCAGCATCGTCATGTTGCCGATGCCCGTATACATCGCTGTATCTGTCGGTAGGGCGTTGTTAACGCTGCTAATTGCTGCGGCGATCATACTCGGGGCCTTACTTGCATCAAGGGAATAATCTACTAGTCCCCATGCCTCATAACAGCCTGGGGTTAGGTTAATAGTAGCGATTGTTAACGCAATGGCCGAAGTTAAGGCAAAACCCACTTGATTAGCCGAGACAATATATTCGCCGATTTGCCCAGCAGTGGCATTACTTCCGTTGGTAATGCCCATAGCCGGAGCACGGGAGGTATCAACGGGATGAACATGATCCGCTCTGGCCCAAGTGGTTCCCGTTCCGACGGCAACAGCCCCAGCCATAGATGGATTGGTCGAGGAAGCAACTGGCAATGCGGCCGTGACTTGGGCAGCAGTTTGAAAGCCCGAAGGGTTACTCGCCGCATAACGCGAGGTGTCAACTGGATGAACATGGTCACTGCGGGCGAATGTGCCACTCGTCCCTATCGCCGCTGTGCCATTAACTAGGGGCATAGTGGAAGAGGCAATTGGGACGAAGGTTGACCAATCGCTAATATCACCATGAACTAGCGTAATAGCCCCAGTCTTTGTTGCCACGGACTTAACGGGCGAAGCCAGTGCGGCACCAGCGGCATCGACATAATTCGCCGGATTAGACGTTGGGTAGAGGTTTGTGTCCGTTGGATGGACGTGATCTCCACGAGCGAAAGATGGTGCTATACCAACCGCCGCTAGGCCATTCATAAGTGGGGTTGTTGACGACGCCGGTGGATCACTCTCATAGAGATGTTGGAGGACGGATTGAGTATCGGCAAATCCTGCAATTGTTGGAACAACCCCGACTTCACTCGCAGTAACGGAGGTTCTGCCTAGTTGCAATTGGGTCCAAGTAGTTCCGTCACTAACTATCCAATCGGACTTAGCGTAACTTCCCGCAGGGATATTAGAGCCTACTGGGGGATTACCCGCCGTGACGACAATAACATAGTGCCCTTTGTTTTGCGCCGTCGGCAACGGAATTGGCCCTGTTGACGGAGTTACACCCGAGGCTGGGGTGAAGTTCGTACTATCACTAGGGACATTCGTCTGACCGATGAAGACAAGGTTTTGGGAGAGATTATCTATCGACGCCTGCATTGCGGCGTCTTTGGCATCAACATACTCTATTGTTGCCGCATCACCTGCCGGCGCTATTTGTGCCCAAGCACCACTAGAACGAGCATAGGTATTGCCATCAAGCGGTGCATCGGTTATCCCACCGCTGGTGCTATCAACGTAGGCCTTATTAGCAACATCCCCTGGGCTTTGCGGATTGGCTATGCCCGTTATTGCCGCCCCATTAGATAGAACAACCGCCCCATTGCCAGTCGTAGCGAGACTAGCATCACCGGCCGACATCGGTGCGGCCGGAGTAAAGCCCCGAGCAATGAGATAGGCCTCATCCTCTCGGCGAATGCTAATCATCTGATTAGGCACTGAGCCATATGTCGTCCGTGTTGGTGTATTTGCAATTACCCCACGGAAATTGGGCGGGCAATACACATACACCATTGACTCTGCGGTGATGGCAAAGGGCATTATGCTATCGGGCACAGTCTTAGCCTCCTCTTATGGGAGAAGTCCGGTGCTAACCATTTGCATAAAGTTAGCTAGATATTGCTGTCCATCGGGGCGAACGGTGCCACTACTGGCAAATGTTGCGGTAATACCAGCGCCGATGCCTTGCGTCACGGCAACAGTAATGGTCGAACCCTTTACATCGGTGATAACATAGGTCGAAACGGCACCAGCAACGCTCTTTGTCATCGAAGCCATTGTTTAGTCCTCCATTTGCGGTTAAGTAAGGTATATGGGGTAGACAAAAGCTACCTCATATATCTTATTTAACCTTCGCCTCTCTCACAGCACTTATCACTTTCTTCATAGCACTATCCCAATTGCCATTTTCGCTTTGGTAATATACTGCCATGCGGTTATACCACGGCCATCCGTGGCTCTTCCCCCACCAGCGCCAGCAGCGGGTATAGGGCGAGAGCATCAAGCAGGGCTTACCGATTGCACCAGCAATATGAGCAACAGCACTATCAACACTAATAACCAGATCAAGATTTGCAATATAATCTGCCGTTATTGCGAAATTCTCAAACTTATGCGTAATGTCGAATACAATTCCTTCCATTCCGTTGTCAATAATAGCCTTAGTATCAGGGCCTTTCTGAAGCGAGATTAGTGCCACACCGGGAATTTCACTTAGCGGTAGGAACTTAGTTAGGTCAATAACCCGTCTTCTGTCAACAAGTGTTGGCCCGTGATTACCCGAGGCCCAACAAATCCCAATTCTACACGCCGCATCAGGCAGCCGATTGTCTTCACTAGGCTTAGCATAAAGATACGTTGATGCGTCTATTTCACTCGGGGTCTTAATACCCAACCAACGCATCAAGGATAACATGGGCGTGTGATAATCGAAGGCCGAGACGTTATCCAGCGCCTCAGCTTCGGTTAAGCTAATGACCTTAATGAACCTAAAACTGCGTTGGAATAGCAGCGTCAGTTCGTCCGGAACAGCCAAGGTAATCGAACATCCTAATTTGGCCAAGGGATTAAGGAAACGGACGAGCATTATACTATCACCGAAGCCCTGTTCGTGGTGAACAAGTATTCGGCTGCCAATCAGGTTCTCCCCTTTCCATTCCGGAAGGTCTTTTTCCCAAATCTTACTATTAGCCAAGAGTTTCCAACGAACTTCGTAACTCTCTAGGCCGTCTTGTATGCGCTCTAGGGCAAGCAGCGTTAGTGCCCTATCACTCTGCACTTGCGAATTGGTGCTATCCAATTCGAGGCTTTTGTCAAATGACTTCAGCGCCTCTTCATAGCGGCCGAGCATATATAGCACTAGGGCGAAGTTGTGCCAACCCGGAGCGGCATCTGGTAAACCGTTAGTTACCGTCTTCAGGGTCTTTAGGGCTTCGCCATATTTCCGAAGCGCCATTTGGGCAACACCCAAATTAGATAGACAATATGGGTTATTGCCACTAGCGGCGACACTTCTTCGGGCAATTGACTCCGAGGCTTCGTAGAAGTTCAGGTTCCTTAGCACCGCACCGAGGTTCTGCAACACTTGCGGCTGATTAGGCTCCATGAAGAGGGCCGAGAGAAAGTGAAGCCTTGCTGGTTCCATCTGACCCTTCTGAAAGAACTCAACGCCAATCATATTGAGTTCTTCCACACGAGTCATACGGGGCTTAGGAACATAGGTATTCATAGAACTTACTTCTTCGTCTGGTTCTGTCCCACTTCAGCCTTTGTTCCCGCCGGATGCTGAACCTGACCTTGTGCCTCTGCGCGTTTTGCTTCAGCCTCTTCCTCGGCAGCAAGCTTCTTGGCCGCAGCTTCTTGTTCTTTCGCCCGCTTCTCCAGCATTACTTCATGGGACTTTATGAGAGCTTCCGATGCTACGGTCATCCCGGCATTCATCAGAGACACTACGTCTCGGGAATCAACCGTGAATGTCCCATCCTCGTCTTGCCAATAGAGGCCAAATTCCCCATTTACCTTTCCACCGATCATATTGCCATTCATCAGGATCATATTTTGCATGGTATTCTCCTTATGCTACGAGTGCAAGCCACCTTGGCCCGCTCTTGAGTTTCGATTTCTTCTTGCGCTTCTTTTTAGGAACCGCAGTCTTTTGGTCATATGACAAAAGCCCCGTGCTTTGGCTAACAGTATCTGTCTTCGTTATGCCCCCACCAACACCTCGGCGAGCAATTACGGAGCCAACACCCTGCTCTGCGATAGGGGTCTTCATATCACCGTTCTTCAGCCAATCCTTCAGTTCATCATAAGAAAGGCTCGTTATGGCAGAGATACGTTCTCTTCCGAAGGCATCATAGCTCTTATCATAGTCTTTGATAGCTTTTTCGACATCCCTATAGCAGAGCATGACCTTGTGTTCGTCAAAGCCCATGTCTCTACCGTTTGCGTCGAACTTGTCTTGATCTATGACGAAGACCTTTAGTGACTCCGGATGCTTCCCCAGGAAACAATCTACGTGCATATCATCGGCGCCTACGGTGCCCTTTATATACCCGTAGGCAGTTGCCATTCTTGTTCCCTTATGGCGCTTACTGCCTTTTGCGTTCTCTATGGAAATGCCTAGACCGCGAAGAGAGATATGGCCCTTCGGGTAGTTGCCTATCTTGCGCCTATTGTGGGATGGATTGCGCTCTGCCTGAGCCGCAGCAGAGGCTATTTCCTTGCCCGTCAGCAGCTTGTGGACAGGCGTGGAGGCACTTGGGGGCTTTGCTGGTGGAATGGGGCTAGCGCCCTTGGGCCTTGCAGGCCCCCTCACAGGAGTGGCAGTGGCATGGCCCGTTTCGGAAGCAGGCTTGGGCGGCTCTGTCGGTGCTGGAGATCCTGGCATGAGTGCCTCTCCAGAGATAACTTGGTCGAGACGCACAACGCTAGCACCAGTAAACAACAGATGATAATCCCCGTCAACAATCGGCTCCAATCCGAGTTCTTCCCGCACCTCATTGATTGTCATCGCGCCATCATGAAGTCGGATCTGGTGGATAGAGGCCTGTTTCGACTGGTCTGACTCAGGGCGAGGAAGATAAGTAAACTCAATATCCCCGTAGCCAAATTTCTCCTGAATTATCGTGTCCATAATGTCATCTTTCCACCAACTCATTAGTGGATAGAGACCCTCTTCATTCGCACTTTCTTGGGCCTGATTGGCAGAGGCCCGGTTCATCTGCTTAACAAACGGTGTTGGAGAGACGCTAAAGGCATAACATGCTAGGCGGACGAGTAGTTCGTCCCTCTGTGACCAGAGCGACTCTCCACTTGCGTTCTTTATATCAAAGGGCTTCATACCACCCGGTACGAACCTGACCTTCGACTTCAGTGTCAACTGGCCACTAAGAACGGCATCAAAATGGGCCTGGAACGTAGCAATCTGTCTCGGGGTCCAGTTATCTGGCACGGTGACAATCAACTCGGGCATCGAACCAGAGCGCCAAAACTCAAGCTGATAGAAGGTCTTACGAATGGCTTCAGTTGCCTCTGTAAGTATTTGCTCAACCTGACTGTAGCCAAACATCGGCAACTCGGGCCTAGGCCTCATCATCCCGTAGATTAGCTCATCCTCGGATAAGTTAATCATAGGCAAACCGTAGATGATCTGCTGAAAGGCCGGTTGGCGCTTCTGGTAAATAACACCGTCATCTGAAATGGTCATCTCAGTATCAGGCCGACGACCAACATCATCAATAAGAGGAAAAATAGTGGCACCATCCAGAACTTGAGCATTCCGTAGATGCCCACCAAGATCTCGGTCCATGTATAGCGTCGGGGCATCTATGCAAAAGAGATCATCAAGAAGCTTCCTGGTCCACTGCGAGTAACTTAGCTTACCGTCGGGCCGACGAAAGAATGACCTAACTTCATCGACGAACTTGGAGTCAGCCCTAGGCTTGTTGCGAACTTGGATTGTCCAAGGAACCCGAAGCAACTGATCCTTTCTTGTCTCTATAATGGTTGACAACACGCCCCAACTCTGTCTCATGCCCCGAAGCATTCCCATTAGCTCAACTCGGGGACTTACGTAGTTAAGATTATACCCGACAGGGAAGTCCCATTCCCGAGGAACGTTATAGTATGGGGGTCCGAATGGCCAAACTGGTTCCATAGGAGAATACCATATGGAGGACATATTAACGTCGTCGATCCACGGGTTTGGCTGATTGGGGCGAAGACTATCGTATTTGCTATTTGGGTTTCGGGGACTACCACCGGCTGGAACCCCTCCTTGCATACCTACGGCCCGGTTTCCGTGCGGCGTGTTTCTTGCTGCGTGTCGAGCACTGGAACTTGTGTTGAGCGAATGTCCCATGAGGCCGAAGCCGGGGGCCTGTTGGCCAGCCATGCGGGCCTTCCCCATGTTCTCCCGTCGCCATTCTGGGAAATCACCTGGGCCAAGGCGCTTCGCACCTTCTTGCACATCCCGCAGGGCATTCAGAAAGTCCTCATTCGTATAAGCCTCAGTCATGGAACGAATACCCCAGCTTTGCCACATTTCGGGCAATGGGGCGGGAAGGCAAACATTATCTGACAATTAGTGCAATACCAAACGCTCATTAGCGTTTCACCACATAATAGCGTTGGGCACAAGTCTTTAGTTCATCAATAGAGAAATTCTCCTCTACCGCCTTCTTCGCACCAGCGAGATAAGGGTAATCATCGAACAAAAGAATACCTCCGCTGACAACAAGTGGCCACATACGGTGAATAACACTGCTGTAGCTTTCGTATTGATCGCAATCACAATGTATAAAGGCAATGCTTCGCATCTCCGCAGGATGGGTATCAGGGTAAATACCGATGTGAAGATGTGCTAGGGGCATCAAGTCTGCGATACGTTTTGGGGCATGTTTATCCGCGAATTCATCATCTATCCGGTGCTTATCAAGGCCTTCGGTAAAGACCGGGGTGCCACTAAAGGTATCAAATAAGTGTAGCTCTCGGTCTTGCTTTATGGCAACCTCGTAGAGATAATAGGCACTGCCGCCATGATAGACGCCGATCTCGCAGAACGCACCATCCGGTGTCAGTGACGCTAAGTCTGCCATTGCTTTCAGTTGGTGCGAATTGACAATACTTGGCAGCATGTTATTAAGAAGCCAATTTCGCTCTGAGAGATACGGGCTTGGCTGACGGCGAAGCATCTAGTTCCCCTGGAAGTTCATTTAGTTCGATGTCTTTTAGGCCAACGGATTTCAATTGCCCATCGGTTATCACAATTGCCTGAACTTTGCTTTTGTGCCCTTGGCAATAACCTACGATTAGCGCCGGCTTCTTATTCACTTTACATAGTATCTTCATTGCGGCGAAGCTCCGCGAGTATGAT